GGCTACATTGGATGAGAGTACTAAAACAGGTGTTCTTAAACATGAGTTGCTCCATATCGCGTTCTTTCACCTACTTAATATGGATGGTTTTCCAGATCGTAAACTACACAACGTAGCCGCGGATTTGGAAATTAACCAGTATATTGAGGATAATTATAAAGGAGAAAAATGGGATGGTTTAGAGATTCATAAGGAACCATTTGCTAAACTTAATCTTGAACCTAAACAAGGTACTAAGTATTACTACTCAATGCTCCAGGAGGAAATTCAAAACAATCCTGAAGGTGATGTAGCCAAGTTTATGGAAGGAATGGATCCGATGCATGAGTTATGGGAAGCATTTGATGGTTTGTCTGATGCTGAAAAGAAGCTTATTGCTAAACAAATCGACCACCAACTCAAAGAAATTGCTGATCAGGTTCAAAAGAGCTGTGGTACTATACCAGGTGAGTTGAAAGATTATGTTTTAGGTTTGTTTGAGATGGAAGAACCAGTATTGGACTGGAAAGCTTACCTACGACGTTTTAATGGTATGTCTCAAAAGATTCTTACTAAAAAGACTCGTCGTAAACCATCTCGACGTTACCCATCTAATCCCGCCCTTAAAGTAAAGCCTAAGAAACGTACACTTGTTGCCATAGACACATCAGGTAGCGTAAATAACGATGAATTAAAGGAGTTCTTTAATGAAATCTATCACATGTATAAAACCGGAACTGAGATTACAGTGGTTGAATGTGACGCTAAAATTCAACGAGAGTATGAATATAAAGGTAAGTTAGAAGAAATTAAGGTAGCAGGACGTGGTGGTACTGATTTTGAACCAGTGATGGTTTACCTAAAAGAACATCAAAACAAGTTTCAAAACCTAATTTATTTTACTGATGGTGAATGTAGTGCTCCTGAAACAAAACCGATGAAACCTATTTTGTGGGTTCATAGTTCACGTTCACCTATCAATGAAGAACTCCCAGGAGCTAAAATTAAAATTACCCGATAATGGCATCGAAAATTTCATTAAATAATCCTAATCCATGGAAACAACCTCTAGATGTGATTCCACTACCCTCTAATATTGAGGAAATTGTATATCCACTATTGGGTATGTGTAATAAGTTGGTTTTAGGTGGTAGTTTAGGGCTGTATGTTATGGACATTATGGAATACAATTTTAATAAGCGTAAACCTGATATTGACTTTTCCTTAACTGAGCCTTTAACAGTTGAAGAACTTAATACTATTAAGGATTTCTTCCAGTTGGGGTTTGTATTAGGAAATAATGACTATGATTTTGAATCAGTTCAGGCTAGTCCTACTGGAGATAAAATAATAAAAACAAAATCAGCAGAACACTTCTTAACTAAAGAACTTATCCAACTTTCGAAGTTGGATGAGAAGGGAAATGTTCTATATACTATTGACTTCTTTAATTCACAATATATGAAGTCAAAAGATGTAGTTGAGGTGAGAATACCATTTCAAGATAACCCATCTTCTAAATTCCCACTTCGAGTAAATCACCCAGCTATCACAATCTCATACAAGGCACGATACGCTTATGATACTCGAGTAGGTAAACAGTTTAAACACTGGGAAGATATTGAAAAGATTGATAAGAAGAAGTACTTTCAAATCATTAAAAAGATTAAAACTAAACAAGTTAAGTCTACAACAACAGATACTTCTTCTAAAGACTCTTACAAGACCAAATCATACTTTGATCCATACGATAATATGGAAACAGCTTCCTCAAGTAGTATGAGCTGGGGTAACTTACCATTCTAAAGTTTGGCTACAGCGTAAATAGATGTTATATTTATATCATAGAAAAAAATAAATGTTATGGATAAGTTTAAGCAAACGTTAGTTGAAGCAATTGAGGAGAATAAAGAAGAAATGATTTCTCCATCACGCGAATATACAGATAATGAAATCATCTGGATGCGTGGTTACACTCAGGCGCTTCAAGACATGTTAAATGACTTCACTGAGGACTATAACAAGTTCATTGAAGATCTTATTAAAGTTCAACTTAACTAATATTTATATTTTATTGCACCCGTGGTGAAACAGGTAGACACAAGGGACTTAAAATCCCTCGCGCAAGCATGCCGGTTCGATTCCGGCCGGGTGTACAAAGAAGGGGAGACTAAGGTTTCCGGCTACAAGTTGTTCGCGACAATAAGGTAGGTAGCCCCTTAAAACATGGTCCGGTAGCTCAGTTGGATAGAGCATCGCACTTCTAATGCGACGGTCGAAGGTTCGAATCCTTCTCGGATCACTAAATACTGGCAAGTATCTCCTCAAGCTTATACCTTGTAGAAAGAGTAACTGGTCACATGAGGGTTCGAGTCCCTTCTTGCCAACAGAGAGAGGTAGTGAAGCTGTAGTTGGGAGGTAGAGTGTATTAGTTACTGAAAAAGGGTTTATAGTAGGTAGGCGTCACTTATTGCACTCAACCAGAAACCCTGAAAGACCCGAAACCTCTCTTTAAAGGAAGGTTACTCAAGTGGCCTAAGAGGATGGTTTGCTAAACCATTAGGGTGTAACAGCCGCGAGGGTTCGAATCCCTCACCTTCCGCATAATACCACGTTATAATGAACTCAATATTCCGAAGCGGCACAACTCATAAACCAATACAGTTAGTACCTTATCTACTGGATTACATACGAAATAATCCAGAGACAAAAATATATGTTGGTTCTGACTCTCAAAACCGTGGTCCTGAAACTGTTTACTGCACAGCAGTAGTACTCCGATATAGAAGCAGAGGTTGTCATGTTTTGTACCACAAAACAAAAGTACCAATTGTTAGAGATTTTTGGTCGCGTTTATGGAAAGAAACAGAATTGTCAATCGAAGCTGCTCTATTCATTACAGAAAATAGCCCACTTAAAATCGAATCAATCGATCTGGATTTTAACGACGATGAATATAAAGCATCTAACAAACTTGTAGCAGCATCAAAGGGTTGGGTGCAAGCAACTGGCTTTAGAAGTACTACAAAACCAGCTCTTCAAATCGCGACAAGAGCTGCCGACCATATTATACGGACTTAACAAACAAATTTGGTTATCCAAAATATTGTTCGTATATTTATATAGTTGAAAAAGCAACATGTTATTTGACATATTGGTAAAAATGCCGAAGTGGTGGAATGGTAGACACGCTGGTCTTAGGAACCAGTGCCTAGTGTGTGTGGGTTCGAGTCCCACCTTCGGTACATAAATTGCTCTTGTAGCGCAGCGGTAGCGCAGTTGACTGTTAATCAATTGGTCGTTGGTTCGAATCCAGCCAGGAGCGCAAATATTGTGGGATAGAGCAGAGGTAGCTCGCAAGGCTCATAACCTTGAGGTCGGGGGTTCGATTCCCTCTCCCGCTACAAATAGTCAGGTGGGCGTAATGAGGCATTGGTGGCCGAATCCTATATGGTTGCTTCCCCGGTTCGAGTCCGGCCCTGACTACAATAATTACAAGGAGGTTTGGCAGAGCGGTCGAATGCGGCAGTCTTGAAAACTGTTGACTGTAACAGGTCCCGGGGTTCGAATCCCTGAGCCTCCGCCACGAGATGTAGCGCAGTTGGTAGCGCACCTGGTTTGGGACCAGGGGGTCGCAGGTTCGAACCCTGTCATCTCGACTATATTACCCTCTCGTCTAATGGCAGGACAATTGGTTTTGGTCCAATTAATTGGGGTTCGAGTCCCTGGGGGGTAACAAAATTGGAAGGTGGGTGAGTGGTTAAAACCGGCAGACTGTAAATCTGCTCCCATTGGGTACGGCGGTTCGAATCCGTCCCTTCCAACAACTGGACCTTTAGCTCAGTCGGTTAGAGCAGTTGACTCATAATCAATTGGTCGGGGGTTCGAGCCCCTCAAGGTCCACAAAATAAAGTTTGGCCCAGTCAGATTTTATTTATATATTTATATCATTAAATAATTAATTAACAAAAACAAAATGAAAAAAGCATTTTTCGCAATCGCAATCGCTGCTGTAGCTGTAGCTTGTTCCAACGAAGCAGCAACTACTGAATCAACCACAGTAGACACTCTTGTAGTATCTACCGATACCACAGTTACAGCTGACACTACAGTAGCAGAATAATACTGAGTCTAGCCTGAAAAACGACCTCCTCCAGGTTCTTTGAGAACGTATGCTTGAAGTTTTGTAAGGGAGATTTGCCTCAATAGCTCAGTTGGTAGAGCCACTGATTTGTAATCAGTAGGTCGCTGGTTCAAGTCCGGCTTGAGGCTCAAAAGTAATGTGGCTGAATAAAGGGTTGAGAGCTCTTAAGGCACTGGTTGAACTGCTGAAAAGCAGGAATATTGGGTCATACAGACATGTGAGGTAAAACCACCTAAACTACAGGGTAGAATGCGCAACCTGGTAGCCTCTAGGGTCCCGTCAAGGTTATATTCATGATCTCTGCCGCGGGTGTTGGTAAGCAATCCAACCAATCGTTAACAGCAGAATTAGCTACTCTGTTGGGTTGTGGGTGAAAGGGGGCATGTCCAGGACGTATGGGTAGTCAGGATTCCCATCATTACTTTATGCGAAAGTAGCTCAGTTGGTAGAGCATGACCTTGCCAAGGTCAGGGTCGCCGGTTCGAATCCGGTCTTTCGCTCTAATTTTACCTATATGTTTCTTGATCTACGCATATATGTATATGCAAATGGATATAAATAAAATATTTAATCTATTCGATTCAACAGAATTTGATACTCCCTTAGAGCAAAAAGCTAAGGCAGCTGATGAACTTATTTTAATTCAAGAAACCCCTATATTTTGGGTAGGGATGCTTAAAAAAATTATATTAAATAATAAAGCTTTCTACCATCAACTTAAACATCATCTTCCTGAACAATTAATTAAAGAAATAGCTGGTTTAGATGATATAGCCGATTTAGTCACTTATTCAAGGGTGTGGTTTTATGCTTCTAAATTAAATTTAAAACGTAAAATAGATATAGATGCTATAAAAACTTTTGCTGATGATAATTTAGTATTTGCCTTAGTTATGGCTATTAAATTCTTTGAATGTAAAGAAGAGTATGAGAAATGTGCTCATTTAAAACAAATCCAAGATATAGTTGAGAAATTTATCAAGTAAACTTGATTCCAACATATATCTACATTACATTATAACCCAACAAAAATATTAAACATGAGAAATCCAGATCTAGCAGTTCAAAAACTAGAGAAACTTGAAGGCAAGTTAACCTCTATGGGTGTTTTAATTACACGCCCAACCACAACTAAAGAACAATACCAAAAACTTATTGCAGAGGCACATGATATTATCAGTGACCTTAAAATGATGGTACAACGTCAAAACTAATTTTAAATAAAAGTTATGAATCTTACAGCAGAACAAATCCAAAACAATTGGGAAGTATTTTTAGGACTTATTGAAGAACATATCTCTTCACCTCGTAAAGAAAAACTCCTAGACTTCTATAATCAGTACGCTGATCGCTTAATGCTAATGCCTGCTGCCCATAAAAAAGAATACCATAATGCTTTCCCAGGTGGTTATGTAGAACATGTTATTCGTGTTGTACGTTGTGCTCTTAAACAACATCAACTATGGGCTGATGAAGGAGTAGATACAAGTACATACACTATGGAAGAACTTGTTTTTGCTGCAATCAACCATGACCTAGGTAAGATGGGTGATGAAGAAAATGAAGCTTATATTCCCCAAACTGATGAATGGAGACGAAATAAGCTAGGTGAAGATTATATGCATAATGATAAAATTGCATTTGCCTCAGTTCCTGACCGTGGTCTTTATCTTCTTCAATCTCATGGCATTCAATATACCTTTAATGAGATGATAGGTATTCAAACTCATGATGGTTTATATGATGAAGCAAATAAGAAGTACTTTATGGGATTCACTCCTGAGGTTAAACCGCGTACTTCACTTCCTTATATTCTCCATTTTGCTGATATGATGGCTGCTCGTATTGAGTTTGAACGTGAATGGTTACCTAAGTTTAAAAATGGAACTGCTAAAACAGCCCCAGTTAAAAAAACAACTAACACTCCTTCAGTCACCAAGCAAAAAGCACTTAGTGGAGTTAGAAGTGAAGGATTAAAAAATCTATTAGATAGTATATGATAATTACCATTATTATACTTTTGGTTGCGGTCGTGATCTTAGGATTCACGACCTTTAACCTTCTTAAGAAAGTTGAACGATACGAAGACGAACTTAACAAAAGACAAGAAGCTATTATCTCATACCAAGACTATATTAATGGTTTAGGTAGTACTGTAGAATTTATGATTAAGCGGATTGATGAAGTTGATGCTAAAGGTACTTTTAAAAGTGATGATGAAGTAGGATTTTTCTTTGATCGACTTAAAATGTTAAACGATA